CAACACGAGCGTCTGTGTGATCCACGCCGGCGAGCCCGACCCTTCGTTCGCGGTCTGAGTCGCAGTCGCCGACCCGCCAGTCGTCGTCGCTGTCAAATAGGAGTCGTCCAGGTAGTAGGCGTGCGCGACTTGCGAGTGCAAAGACGTAAGCCCGGAGGTCGGCGCCGTCTGGCTGCCCGGTATCGCGGCCCAATCAAACAGCGCGATGCCGCCGGTGTAGTTCGGCGTGACAGAAGGGGCGACCGCGTTCCCTGACGTGCCGTATCCGATAACGGCCACATCGATCGGCGATCCCGTCGACGTGTCGACGTTGTTCCACGCCGACATCGAGGAGAGGCAATAAGCGCTGCCACAGTCGAAGTACACATAGCCACCGTTGTCCGAGGGCTGCGTGTACTTCCAGAAGGACCAGCTTTCGAGGTAATCGGCGCCCGACAATCCGTTTGAGTAATGCTGGATCAGCGTCCAAGGGCCGTAGCCAGATCCCAGTGTGCAGCCTGACCCGATGCACATATTCGGATTGGGCGTGCCGTCGCCCTGCGTGATGACCATGATCTCGACGGTCACGCCCGCGGTCATCGCTGAGTAGGGGGTCGGAAAGCCGAGGTCGCTATAGGAATCTGTTGGGGTGCCAACCAGGACCGGCGTTGCCGCCCACGCCGCTTTTGCGATCAGCAGCACCGCGAATAGAGAGAGCAAAAACGCGCGCGCCTTTTTCATTGCACAAGTCCTCATGCTGCGATCGGCCCAAATGGCTTCCAGGTCCCGGACGTGCCCGCGACGACGCAGATCCATCCCGCGTTTCCGCCGGCGACGGCACCGGTGTTGAAACAGACGTCGCCTTGCGCCCAAGTGCCCGAGGCCGGAGCGGCCGCGCCCCAAGTGAGATGATTGCTCGTGCTCACGGCGTTGACGGAGACGACGTTGGTGCCGTCGCAGCGCACGAATTGCACCGTGCCCGGCAGCACCGCGATCCCGGTGCCCGAAGCGGTTTTCACCGTCGCGGTCTGCCCGCTGGCGTTATCGACCAGGTAGAGCTTTTTGTTCGCGGCCGGGACGACGATATTGAATGCGCCACCTGATGCGCCAATTAGATGCAGCACCATGTTGATCCACTGCGCCGACGTCAGCGTGATCGTGCCGCCGGCGGAGCAGTCGAGCTCGAGGTCGCCGGCGATCGCCTGGTCGAGCGAGTCGATCGCGGCGTTGACGGTAGTCGCCTTCTGGCTCTGCGCCGGATCGACGTGCGTGATTCCGAGATCTGGACTGGTTGGCATGCTTATACCGTCGCGGCCTCGCCGAAGCCGCGTCCCACTACCGCCGACATTTGGTAGATCACAGCGTCGATCGCGCTTTGCGGTGAACCGAAGTCCGTGGTCTGGTCAGCCGCGGCATAAGCCGCGGACTCGGAGGCGACGGCAATGGTACGCACCACCGCGCCAGCTTTGAGGATATCGATCTGATAGCTCTCTGAAGCCTCGCCCAGCGGGACATCGGCGACGCCGTCGGCCCAGTCGTTTTCGCCACCAATGCGAGTCTGCCGTAGCCACGTGACCGTGAGGTTGCCGCTCCCATCGCGCGCTCCTTGAATCGAGCAGGCGGTCAGCGGCATCAGCCGCCGCGCCGTGTCGGTGAAATTGATCGTCGAATCCGGATATCCGCTCTCGCCGATCGAAAGCGCCTGGTAAACGCGTGCCAGGCCAATCTGGCTATTGTCCTCGCTGACGTCGAGCGTGGAGGCGGTCGAGAGCACGATGAAGCGATCGCCGGCGGCGTGAGTGGCGACGAACGGATCTGAGCCGCGGCGGCCGCGCAGCAGATCGGACAGCGTATAGGTGCCGTCGTCGTTCTGCGTCACGGTCGCGAATTGGATGATCTCGTTGCCCAGCATGGCGACGTTGGCGCCGTTGAGCACCGCGATCTCGGAGGTCGAGGCCAGGTTCTCGCCGCCGGCTGACATCATCACCGTGAGCGAGTTCACGCGATCCCAAGTGGTCCACGCGCGCGGCGCCGGCAGCGCGCTTATCGCCACGCCGACCGCCGATGGCTCCTCGACCACTTCGAAATTCTGGAAGCTCGAGCCGCCGTCGAGCGACTTCATGACGGTGCACCCGTTCCAGGGCAGCGCCTCCTTGAGCGGCGCGGCAGCCAGGTAAAAGCCCGCGGAGCCAGCGTCGGAGTCGCGTAGCGCCGGCGAATCGATGAAGTACACTACGCTCGGGCTGACCGGCAAATTAGGCATGATCGGGACGCCGATTGGGCCGCTGCCTGGCGCCGCCAGGAGCGGCACATAGAGCCCCGGGTCCTCGGCCACGCCCTGGCGCGTGATCACGCCATTGGCGCCGAGATCCTCTTGCGTCAGCCGGATGATGAAGGTCGCCGTCTGGCCAGTGTCGGCGTAGGTCACCTCGACGGTGATGACGTCGGCCGGCGCCAGCGACAGCCACTTGCGCGAAGTAGCGAAGGCGAACTCTCGCGCGATGGACGCCAGGTAGAGCTCGCGAAACGCGATCTGCGCGGCCTGCGCGGCGGTCAGGTTGATCGGCAGCTCGATCGAGATCTCGTTGAGCGCCGAGAAGATGGTGTCGTACTGAGTGCGCTTGGCGAGCTGCGTGTTGGCCTGATAGTCGATGCTGGCGTCGACGTAAGTGACCGCCGCGCGCACCGGCAGTTCCTCCTCTTGGGACAGCGTGACTTGCAGCGGATCGGGACGGGTCTGGCCGCCCTGGTAGGCGCCGACGTCGCCCATCGGAAGCGCCGCGATCGGAGCGCCGCCGCGCAGCACCGCCGTGAGCATGTAATCGATTTCGACCAGGTCGAAGGCATACGCGGTCATCAGCGGCGCGAGCCACTCGCGGATCGTGCCCTGGCGGCTTGCGACGTAGCCGGCCACTGGGATCTCGGCGAGCGCGTCGACGTCGATCTGGTCTTCCGTCAAGCCGCCGCGCTGGCAGAGGTCTGACACGACGGCCGAGAGCGGGACGGTGCCGGCGGTCACCCGGCCGAAATTGACCTTATATGCGGTGTGATCCGTGCCCGACCAACCGGCGGTCCAGATCGCGCCCGAGGAAGAATCGTAAACGCACTGGTCTCCCGGCACGCCTAAGCTCGATGGGTCAATCGTTTCTTCGATTACCCAGCCGATGACATCGAACACTTGCCAGGCGGCGACGAACAGCCCGTTATCTACACCTTTGGCCCAGCTCGAAGCGCCGCCGCCGTCTGAGCCGACAATGTTCGAGGCTTGCAGCGGCGCGCTCGATACCACCGTTCCAGACGCTGGATCGAATTTGATGAGCTGCGTGCCGTAGCCGAGCAGCAGCGTTCCATCCTGCGGTACGAAGGCCACGCCCGAATTGCTGTGGCCGCCGCTGAAATCAGAGCTTAGATCGTAGGTCTCGACCAGGTTGAGCGAGACCGTCATTCCGCTGAGAAGCATCTGAGCTACAAATTCGACGCCAAAGACCGCGCCGCCGGTTACGGTTCCTGTGATTCCTCCCGCCGCCGGCCCCGCCAGATATGACAGGCCCGTCGAAAAAGCCTGGTTGGTGATTTGGCAGAAGATGCTCTGGCTCTCATTGGTGATCGAAAGGTTGAATTTGTAGAGCGTGAAATGGCCGTCGCTGTCGCCGAAGGTCGCCCAGAGGTAGCCTTGGTCGTCAAAGCAGCACCAGTCGTATCCGTCCGGACTGTCGGTGGTATCGATAGTCCAGGTCGCGAGGCCGAAAGTGCTGCTGGGCTCGCTGAACAGCACGATCGATCCTGATCCGAGTATCGACCAGCGCCCGCAGCCAGCCAGGAAGCCGTCGCCCGACGCCATCAGGCAGCTAATCGGTGGAAAACTGCCGGTAGTGGGGTCCACGCTTGTGGTGCCCACCGTATCAACAATTTGCAGCGAGGTGGGATCGATCCGGTCGAGCTGCTCGAACCATCCCGGCGCGTCGACGGCATAGAGGTAGCCGTCGCTGCCGATGCACCAGGGGCCTTCGCCAAGGTCGCTGCCGCCGAGGCCCAATCCGCTCGCCGTCATAGCGATCGCGTTGGTGACCGGATCGATCTTAGTGATGCAGCCCGCGTCGACGTTGTAGACCCATCCGCGCTGCTGGTCGATCTGCATCATCCACGGGCTGAGCACGTTCGGTCCGGTTATCGTCAGCGCCGAGGAGCCGGCGGATGCCTCGATCATGACCTCGACCGTGACGTTGGGGATGCGATTCGCGAAGTCCGCCAGTTGCAGGCCGACGATCACGATATAGGCGGTGTCGCGGTATGCGGGCGTGTAGCCAGCGCCAACGGCGCTCTGAATGAAAGGGTTGGGCATCTGATCGGCGGTGCCCGGCTGGATGTCGATGTAACAGCCGCGCAGGTTCGCCGGCGTGTTGACGGCGCCGGCGCGATAATCGATCAGCAGCTTGCCGTCGGCCCAGACGCGGCCGATCGCGGCGATCGGTCCCTCGCAGAGCGAGACCGCGAACGAGACGCTGTAGGTATAGTTGGTCGCCGACGAGCTGAGCCCCTTGCCGCCGCCGGCGTCGACGCTCTTCTTGTGCGCGACCAGCGGCGTCGACCAGATCACGTTGCCCGAGATTCGCATCGTGGCATACGGCACCGGGATCATCTTGCCGTAGGTCGAGACCTGCACCCGCAGATCGTTCACCTGCGGCTTGCCCGCCGACGGCGACAGCAGCCAGCTCAGCCCGGCTCCGGCCAGCGCGCCCGCCGCCGCGCCGAGCTGCGCACCAAGCGCCGCGTTGCCATAGTAGTTTCCGATGGCGGCTCCACCGAGCATCCCGGCTACGGTTACTGCGAGTTGCGCCATCGCTATATCAGGTTGCCGTCCTCGTTGCGCTGCCGGAAATAGACGTCGAGATCATGCACCAGGCGGGGCTTGGCGCGCGTCAATTCGAGCACGCCCCACGTGTTGCGCTTCAGATCGACGGCGGGATCGAACTGGTTGCGCACGATGATTTGCCAGCGCGGCACGTACTGGCGGTCAGTCGGGCGGCCGTGCCAGCAGTGCTCGATGGTCCATCCCTGCATGTAGCCGAGATCATAATTGACGTGGCGCAGTGCGCGTTCCTGCCACTGCTCGAGCGGGCGTCGATAGCCGCTGGTCACGCCGCCCGGCATCGAGAGATCGACCTTGCCGATCAGCGCGAGCGCCATGTGGTGATCGCCGGCGCCGAGCGCAGCCGTTTCGATCAGGCCGCCGAGCCAATCGAGCGCCTGGCGCGTCGCGCACCAGACGTAGCCGGGATGCGCGAATTCGTAAGGCCCGCCGGGCACGATCTGCTTGTCATGCCACCAGATGTTGAGAAACGAACGCCAGTGGGCGACGTGTTCGTCCTGGGGTCCGAGGTCGTAAACGTCGGACCAGGGCTGGATCACCTTGTACTGCTGCAGGTAGTGCACCGCCTCCCCCGCCCATCCGGACTTGCGCCAGCGGATATCGGCGTCCGCCCAGCAAATGTATCTTGCGTCGCCGGGAAGCCGGCTGGTGCCCAGGTTGATCAGGTTCTCCTTATTGAACATTAGGCCGCTGGTCCGCACTTTCACGTGATTGACGTGGGGGTTGTCGAGCTCGAATGGTCGGTCGCCGAGTGCGCATTCGACGGTGGTGAGCTTGGCGCCCTCGTCGAGCACGCGCTGCTCGAAATCGCGATAGAGCGCCAACCGCGACTGCCAGCGGAGGGGGTTGAAGATCGCCGTGACCACATGCAACTGCGACGCGTTCATCGTTTAGTCCTCCTCCAACAAAGCTCGTTCATCGTCGTCTACTCCTCCTCCAGACCGCGGAAGCGCCACGCGCTGCATAAGTGCTTGTGCCAGAACTCGTCGAGGAGATGCTCGACCACCTTGCGGCTCTGAGCGGTCGCGTGAATCATCGTGCGGCGGCCGTGCTCGTCCTGGGCCACGATCCCCATGTGGACCGCGCGGCCGCCGTTGGGGTCGGCCACCACGATGACGTCGCCCGGGCGCACCTGTTGCCAGTCGAAAATCCGATCCATCGCGCTCGCCAGCGCAGTCCGCACCTCGGTCTCCTGCGGATAGCGGCCATAGCCGACCACGTTGAAGTGCTCCCAGGGTGCGAGCTTAAGAGCGTTGCCGACGACGATCAGCAGGCCGCCACAATCCAGGCCGAGGCCGCGGCTGCGCCCCTGGTGGCGGAAGGGCGTGCCGAGGCACTTCCGCGCCTCGGCGATGACGTCCGCGCCGGTCGGCTTAGGTTGCATCGGGGTAGTACAGCACCGCGTCCTGGCCAGGCACCGAGGGCTCGCCGCGGAAGTTGAGGATGTTATCGAATTTGGTCAGGCAGCTGGGATTCAGCCGCTTGTCGCATCCGGGAACGATCGAGAAGGTGTCGCCGACCTGGATCGTGTAGGGCACCGACAGGAAAAGGTTGACGTTGGTGCCGTCCCAGGAGCGGACTTCCGCCGTGAGTCCGGCGTTCTGCCCGGTCAGCCAGGTCAGCAGTCCAAAAGCGAACCAATCGGGATTGATGGTCGCGATCGTGACCGGCTCGCCGGGCCCGTCGTAGACCAGGGTCTCGTCGACGATGATCTCCTGAACCCAGTCGAGGACGATTATTGCCTGGATGGTGTAGAGCTGGTCGTTATCTCCCGAGCCGGAGGCCGAGATCTGATCGCCGGCCTGGAAGCCGGCCGCGACAAATCCGCGCGCGGTGTCCTGGATAGAGTTGCCGTACCCGGAGCCGGCGCGGCCGCCGTAATTTTTGGGAACGAAGGAGATCGTGCTCGCGGTGTAACTGATATTGCGCACCAGGCCGCCCACCAGGCCGCTCGCCGCGAAAGCGCGGCCGCTGGTGACGGCGGTGACCGTGCCGGTCTGCGCCAGCGAGATCGAGACGTCGGCGCCGGCGGCCTCGTTGACCAGGCCCTCGGCGCCGGCGAAGGTCAGCGTCTTCGCTGTGAGCGCGGTGATGGTGAGCACCTGGTTATTGCCCGCGTTGCCGAAGCCGGTGATCGAGAGCGGCTGTCCGACCGCGTAGCCGGGAACCAGGTTGGTGCCGACGAAGTTGGCGGCCGCGGTGGTCAGGGTCTTGGTCGCCGCGTCCATGCTGATGTCGTCGCGCGTCAGCGCGCCCAGCGGCACCCCGCAGTCGCCGTCGCCGAGGTCGGCGCGGCAGGTCGGGCTATAGCATCGCCCGCGCTTGGTCTGGAGCGCCTGGGTCAGTCCGCGCAGCTCGGCCTGGAACTTGTTCTGCTGGACCGTTACCTTGCCCAGCCATCCGGAGCGGTTCTTCTTCACCACCGTGAGCGCTTGCCAGTCGACGGTGCAGATCTGAACCGCGGCGTGATTGAACAAACCCGCGCGCAGGTCGGCGTCGGTGATCTCGCTCGAATCCATCACGCCTTGCGCCTCGAGGTTGTCGACCGTCAGATCGCTCGAGGTGCGGATGGCGGTGCGCGTGTAAGACAGCCCAGGCTGATAGGTGACGCCGTCGATCGTCAGCGGCTGGTCGTGATCGGTGAACGCGAACTGGACGTCATCGGTGCGGGTTATCAGCCAGCAGGTGGCGTAGGTCGTGAGATTGTCGCTCATACGCGGATCTCCACCACCGGCAGGTTGGAGATGCGCGCGTTGCCCTCCGGGTCGAGGACGCTGACGGCAAGCTTGTCGGTATCGAAGCGGGCCGGGGTATCAAACTGACCGCTCCAGATCGGCGGGTAGGCGGGCGCATCGGTCATAGTCAGTACGCCGGTCGTATAGTCAATTGTGTAGTCAGTTCCTTCGACCATCGCGACATTGTGAACCGTGACTGAGATAGTGAGCTGGACCGGCTTGGCGATGGCGCGGATGTAGGTCTGGCCGCCGTTGCTGTAGGCCTTGGCGAGCTGAAAAACGGTGTTGCCACCGCCGACGGCGCCGGTCGCGGTCTGCGCCACGGCGGTATAGTCGCTCCAATCCCTGAAGCGGAAGCCCCGCGCTTTTCCCCAGCGCGCGCGGAAGAAGGCGATTATCACCGCCATCTGCGCCGCGGTGAAAATGCCGGTCGCCGCGTCCCAGGTACCGCGCGACGCTTGCCAGTTCTGATTGCGGTCCTCGTAGCCGCTCGACAGCACCACGACGTCGGTCGAGAATTCGGGGCCGCCGGCGGCGCCCAGCGCCAGCGAGGGCGGGAACTGGACCTCGTCGAATGGGCTCGCCACGCCTATCCTCTGGCCGCCGCGGTCGCGAGATGGCGATGGGCGTCGGCGATGATCTGTCCCGACGACTGGCGGAAGCTGTTGGCGTCAGGCGTGCTGACGTTGATCGTCACCGAAGGGCCGGAAGCGCGGCCGCCGGCGGTCGCGGCGGCCGCGTCCGGGGTTCGCACCATCACCCGCTCGCCGGGCGTGGCGCGAAAGGCCACCAGCTGGCTATCGATTCCGCCGCCTCCGCCGACCGTGAAATCGCCGCCGGCGGCGAAGCCGGGGAGGTCGGGAAGGCTCGCGATCTCGGGCATCAGCTGCTGCGCGAAGTCGGTGATGTCCGACGGCGACGCGCCAGCCTCGGTCGCGCCCGCGAACAGGCCGCCGTACATGCTGCCGAGATTGGCGTAGTCACTCGCGTCGGTCTGCGCGCTGGAGCCGAACAAATCTTTGACTCCGGAGACCGCCGCAGCGACCAGGTTGCCTGTGCCTCCGCCTGCGCCTCCGCCGGGGCCCGCGCTGCCGCCATTGAACAGGCCGCCGAACATCTTGCTGCTGTCAGCGACCGGCAGCGCGCCCGCTTCGCCCGGCTTTTTGCCCATCAGTTCGTTCAGCAGCGGGTTGATCACCAGCAGCTTGAGGATCATCTTCTCGATGTCATCGCTGAAGGCGAGCGCGCCCTGGCTGAGTTCCTGCCACGCGCTCTTGAGGTTGTGGCTCTTGGTGGTGGCGCCGACCAGCGCGTCGCCGGCCTTGCTCAATCCCTGCGCGAAGCTCTTGTCGAATTCGTTCTCGGCCTTCGCCCCCTCCTGGGCCTGCAGCTTGGCCTGCTCGTCTGCCGACGCCAGGTTGTAGATCGCCGTGAGCTGCTCCTGGCTGATGCTGATGCCAAGTTTGTTCGCCGCGTTTAGTTCCTGGGTCGCGGCGAGATCGCCGGCGTGCGCGATCTGGAGCGCCTGCACCGCCTCGGCGCCCTGGCCGTATGCAACGCGCAGCCGCTCCTGGTACTCGATGTCCTCCTGATACTTGGTGAGCAGTTCTTCGTAGGGGCGCTGAAACGCGGTGAAATCGGCGTTTGCCTGCTTGGCCTGCTCGTCGGCCTCCGCGAGCCCGCGCGCGGCTTCGATCTTCGCCGGCGGCGCGGTAATCCCGAGCCGCGTGGCGTCCTGACGGACCTTCTCTGCCGCGATCTCGCCCGCGTGCGCCACTTCGAGCGCGCGCACCGCCGCGGCGCTGTCGTTGTAAGCGGCCCGCAGCCGCGTCTGGTAATCGAGGTCGAGCCGATACTGCGCGATCAGCTTGTTGTACTCGGTCGCGAACTCCTGCGCCTTCCTGATCGCGTCGGCATCGAGCAGCGGCGGCTTGGGAGCGCCGCCGGCTTCCCACGGCGCGGGCCCGGTTGGGGTGTGCGCCGACATGGCTGCCATTTCATTCGAGGCGCCAGAGGGCAGCGGCGCCCAGGGCGAGCTCAGGTTGCGAGGAACGGCGAGGTCCTGCAGCTTTTGCACCGAGCCAAGCTGGCCAGTCATGAAGGCCAGAGGCTTGATTGCCTCGTTGTGCTCGAAGAGCGGAATTACCTTGAGCAGTCCCTCCGCCAGCTCGTTCTCGAGCAGCTTACCCATCAGCGAGAGCTCGGTGTTGGCCTTGTCCAGCGCCGCTATATCTTCGCGGCTCAGGATCAGGCCCATTTCCTTGAGGCTGGCGATCTCCTTGTCGATGCCGTCGGCCATCTGCTTGTCGACGGAGATCATCCGTTCGCCGCCTTTGCCGAACAGCTCGCGCGCCTCGGCGGCGGCCTTATACTGGTCCGTCATCTCGCCGAGCCGTTTGCTTATGTCGCCGACGAACTGCTCCGCAGTCATCCCCTGGCGCTCCGCGCTGGCCGCCTGCAGCGAGCCGAAGAGGTCCTTGAGCGCGGCGACCGTGCCCGGTGCGGGCAGGCCTTGTTCGAGCTTGCCGATCTGAGCGGTGAAAAATTCGAGCGAGCGGTTGATCGTGTCCTGGGCGACGCCGGCCTTGAGCCCGGCGACCTGGAACGCCTGCAGGCCTTCGACCGATAACCCCAGCTCGCGCGACATATTGGTGATCTGCGATCCCGTCTCGGTGATCGATTTGACGAACTCGGCGGCGCGCATGCCGGCTTCGGCGAACTGGACCGCCGCGAGACCCTTAACCCAGCTGGTCAGCTCCTCGATGCTGCTCTGGGTCTGCTTGCCGGTGCGGCCGAACTCGTCGAGGCTCCGGCGCGCCTGATCCATGCCAGAGCGGAAGCCGGCGACGTCGGCGCGCAGGTTGACGATCAGGTCTCCAACCGTTGCCATCAGACTTTCTCCGCGCGGCGGACGACCTTGCCGCCCAGCGCCAGCGTCATCGCCATCGCGGCTTGAATTGTGAGGCCGCTGCCACCCATTTGAGTGGTGTCGCGGCTCGCGGCCTCCTCGTCGAGCTCGGGGAAGAAATCGGCCGCGCGCCACACCGGCGTGTTGCGGCCGCGCTGGACGTTGGCGACGGTCGCGGCGATCACGCCAGCGCGCATTTCGGCGCGGCGCTCACCAAATGGCTCGAGGCGGTAGAAGGCCATCCATTCACCCAGTTCGGCGCTGCTGATTCCGCCCAGCAGCTCTGCGACGGTCTTGCCCAGCGCGAGCGCTAAGCGGAAGTAGAATCTGCGCTCGGGCCGGGCCCGGAGTTTTTTTCAGCGGCCGCGACGTCGGCCTTGGTCAGCCGGTTGAGCCGTTTCGCGGCCTGGTACAGGCGATCGATCGCGTCGCCGTTCTTGCGTCCCAGCGCGGCGGCGTCGGCATCGGAGAACAACCGCGCGCCGGAGTCATCGATCGCGCACAGCGCCACCAACCGCGCACGGATATTGGACATGACGCGCGCGCGCGCCGGTTCCGGCTCTTCGCCCTCGCGCCAGATCAGCGCCATTTCCCACGCGTCGCGCTCGGCGCCGGTCATCTGGCGCACGATCACCTCGCCGCCCCACTCGGGCACCGCGACGGTCTCGCGGCCGAGATCATCCGCCGCGAGAATTTGTTCCTTGTTCTTGAGAATCGCCATTACGTGTAGACCAGGGTCGGCGCGCCGCTGATTTGCATCGTGATCGCCGCGGTCAGCACCGCTTCGGGCGCGGCGTTGGGCTCCCACTTCGACACGTAGGCCGAGAACGCCCAGGTGCTGACGCCGTCCGGCCACACGATCTGAAAGTCGCGCAGCGTGCCCCTGACGTAGTCGCCGAGGAGCGCCTGGTGATTCGAATCGTCGGGCATGAAGTCGAGCTCGAAGGTGACCTGGCCCGGCTTCTTGAGCGACGGGATCATGGTCTCGTAACCGCCGGTGGTGTCGAGCGCGGTGGTGTCGAGCATGGTGGTTTCGAGCGGCGGTCCCTTCAGGCTGCGGACCTTGGGTATGGTGGTGAACACTTCCGGATCGGCGCCGTTGCCGCGTTGCAGCAGCGTGCCGAGACCGGCTCTGACTTGTCCTGTGGCCATTTTGTTGCCCCCTTAAAGAATGAAATCAGCCGCTATTCCGCTCCTCGTGCATGACTAGGAAATCGGCCGCGACGTGAAAGGTCTTGGTGCGCGGCTCATACAGATCGTGATCGCCGAGTGCGATGACGCCGGCGACGCGGACGCCGCCGGCGTTGCCGATGAAGCCGTCGAGCGCGCTGATTACCGCCGCGATCGCGGCCCTGGCGGTCGCGGAATCGTTGGCCCACGCGTCGACCTGGATGCGCGGGCGCGCCAGGCCCGCCGGACCTTCGAGCACATGTTCGCGCGGCCCATCGACGCGGAAATAGCTGAGCGCGGGATACTGGCCCTCCTCGGGCGTGATCACCGGATAGATGCGCGTGCCCACGATGTCGGTCACGTCCGAATCGTTGGAGAGTAGGGCGAAGATCGCTTCTTCGGCGGAAGCCATCAGCCCTCCGTGCTCCCGTCGAGATAGCGCGGCGGCCGCTCGGCGTCTGGCGTCGCGGCAGCGGCGAGCGCGTCGACACGCGCGCGCAGCCGGCCGATCTCAACGCCCAGGGCCACGCCGACCGCCGCGTTCACGACGAAGACCAGGAAGGTGAGCGCGAGGATGGCAGCGAGCATCACGGGCCCTCCCCGGCGGCATTGCTCTTGAGCGCATCGGCTTCGATGCGGCGATGCGCATAAGCGATGATCGCCGCGACCGCGGCCTCGCGCTTAGAATCGAACGCCGGCCGCATGAACGGATGCGCCGGAACGTTGCCGGCCACGCGGCCGCGCCGACGTCCGCGCAGGGCGCCCCCCTTGGCGATGCGATGACCGAATTCGACCAGGCGCCCGTACCAGGCTTCCTTGCTCAGATGGACCTTGGCGACGAGCGTGCCGCGCGTGCCGCGGCCGCGGCTGGCGATGATCCCTTTGCGCAGTGTCGCGGCCGACTCGCCCTTGGGCAGCGGTGGATGGCCGAGAGGGGCGAGCCTACGGGCTTCGTCGCGAATCACTACGGCGCCGGCGTAGAGTGCGCCGCGCATCACATTGTTCGCCGCGCGATCGGGCATCGCGGCGAGCAGATCGGCGAGTTCCTTGCCGCCGGTGATGGTGAGCTCGCCGAACTCCATCACGGATTCCTGTCGATCGGCCGTTCGAGCGCGACGATCTCGATCTCGTGATGGCGCTCGTTGATGTCGTTGATCGCGAGAATGTCGAATTGGCGGCGGCTCGCGGCGCCGGCGCTGGGCCGGTTCCACAAAATGCGCATCTTGGGGTCGAGGTCTCGCCGCCAGCGGATAGTGATGCGGGTGTCGGCGTCGGGATAGACCTGCTGCCCGGCGAAAATCTCGCGGCCTCCGATCGGCATCACGTTGGCCCACACCGTGGCGAAATCGACCCAGCCCGATATCTGCGCGCCGGCGGCGTCCTGGCCGGTGACCACCGGAGTCTGGAATGTGATGCGATGGCGGAGCTGGCCGGCCTCGATCTCGTCGACGGGTTGGGTGGCGGGGTCAAAACTCATACCGCGTACACCACCTTGTTACGCCACAGCAGGGTGTCGGCGGCGTCCGGGATCTCGACCGCGGCGGCGCGGAAGCCGGTCAGCACGTGGCTGCGGTTCTCGTACCAGTGCGCGATCATCAGCTTCATCGCCGCCCTAACGCTGGCGGGCACGTCGGTCGCGGCATCGCCGTAGCCGCAGACGAACTGGATCACCACGGCGTTGAGCACCGGGGCGCGGATTGAGAGCAGCGTGAGCGGCCAGTTGCCGTTGGGTGGCGGCGCAAGCCGGGCCGGCTCGCTGGCGACGTCGATCTGGTAATTGTCCGAGGGCTCTTCGGGCGACGCCGGGCCCAGGGTCTGCGAGTCGCCATTGAGGTCGAGGTAATTGATGAAGTCGATCGACTGCAGCGGCGGCTTAGGGACGATGATCGAGCCGGCGCGGAAGTATACTTCGGACTGGTAGGCGAAGGTGTAGCCGACCGGCGGAAGGCCGATGCCCAGCGCCGCGTCTCCCATCACGCCTAGGTCGGCGTATCCCTGGTTGTGATCGGCGACTCCGGGAAAATGGTCGAGCACCAGCTTCCAGGTCTGGGTGATGAACGCGCGGTGGCAGAATTCCTCGCAATACTCGCGCGCGGCCTGGATCAGTACGGTGATCAGTTCATCGTCGTCGACGATGTCGACGCGCAGATGGAGCTTGGCTTCATCGAGCGACAGCGGCTCGACCGCCGGCCCTTGTATGAGCTGGACCGCCAAGTGTTCCCCCCTTCTGCGGTTCGTTATCTGCCGCTCAGACTCCGATCGCGACGATGTCGTAGGTAACGGGCGTGCCGCTGCTGCCGTTGGCGACTTGCAGCAGATCGCCGGTGCTGGGCGTGACTGTGTAGCCGCTGGCGTTAGGCGCGATCAGCACCAGGAGGCCGCCGGGTTTTATATGGACGGTGTTGTTAGCAGCGCCGAACATCGAGGCCAGGCCGTCGGAACTCGCGCCGCCGACCACGACATCGTTGGTGTTGTTCGGGCTGGCATAGATGATCAGCACCTTGAGCACGGTGAAGCTCAGCGCGTCGCCAAACGCGTCGGTGAGCGCGCCGCCGTTGAAATCGAGCTGCTCGCTGGTGCTGGCAGCAAGCGTGCGGGTGTCCTGGTAAAGAATGTCGCCCTGATTGGCGTCGGTGCCGGCCGAGAATGTGTAATCGCGCTCATACTGCAACGGCTGAGTGGCCTGGCCGAGATCGAGCGATTTGACCAAGCTGCCCAGCGCCCTGATGGTCAGCGCGGTCGGTCCGATAGTCGTATTCGGCGTAGCCGTGGCTGTCGGCGTCGGCGTCAACGTCGGCGTGGCGGTCTGCGCGAGACTAAGCGACGCCGAAACCAGCACGAACGCGAGCGCCACCGTCAGACTTATGCGTAAGCGCGCGATCGGTCCGATGGTCCTGATCATTGTGCCTCCTACCAGAGTGAGATCATGTTGGTGGCGGTCGTGTTGGTGGCCTTCACGCGGCCGACGCGGATCGGCAGCAGCGCGCCGGCCGGGACGCCGACTAGCGTCACGGTAGTTTTGTTCTGCAGCACCACGGCCACGTTTCCGGCAACGCCCACGAACAGCCATCGCGTGACATCGCTCAGGTCGGCGCTATCGCTGGGCGTGACCGAAGCGGCGTGGGTTGCGGGCGCGATCCAGGCGTGCGGCGTGAGATCCGGATAGTCGTCGACAGCGGTCGCGGTCGCCGTTGGCGTCGGCGTGGCGGTTGGCGTCGGTGTCGCCGTCGGCGTGGCGGTTGGCGTCGGTGTCGCCGTCGGCGTTGGCGTGATGGTTGGCGTCGGTGTGGCGGTTGCGGTGGGAGTCGCCGTTGCCGTCGGCGTCGCCGTCGGCGTCGCCGCGGCGGCGTCGCGTGTGGCCATTGCCAGCAACAGCGCCAGCGCCAGGATTATCCGTGCGCGCATCGCCTTATTTCTCCGACCTGGTCTCCTTGGCAGCCGGCTTCGCCTGGACCGCTTTCTCGGCCGGCCCGGCGCTCATCGCGGTTTCGCGCGCCGCCGGCGTCGCTGACTTAACGGTCACGGCCTCGGCGAATTTGCTGGCGATCAATTCCTTGGCGTAAGCGTCGGGAACCTCGATCACCTGGCCGACGCGGGCTACCCCGATCTTGGGATGAGCCATCGCGGTGTGCATTCTGACTTTCATTCGCTCCCCCTCTTGAAAAAACTCTGCGGGGCGCCCTTACGCCGCCGGCGCCGGGACAAAAAGCCCGACGAAGGTATCGGCGGACAAATTGGTGGCGGCGCGCTGCTGCAGCTCGTTAGCGACGCTGACCGTCGCCTCAAAGTCGGTGCCGGGAACCTTGACCAGCATGGCGCCACCGGCAGTCGGAGCGCCGAAGATCGCGAGCAGCTGATCGCCGACTTCGGTGCCCTCGGCCGTGCAGGCGCCGGCGCCGTTGTTGCCGACGATCGGGAGCGCGTAGATTCCGAGGGCCGAGGCGTCGAGTGACGCGCCCGCGTCGAAGGCCAGGGTCGCGCCGGCTTTCACGCGCAGGACTTGGCCACCCTGCTCTAACACCACACCGCCGTTGTAATCCGCATCACTTCCCATCGCTCTCTCCTTTCGGGCCCGCGAACCGAACCAAACGACTTAACGCCAGCCGCCAATCAGCTACGGCGAAACGAACTGCGCCATCTGCGAGATGCTGGTGTCGGGCACCGCCGGCAGCTTGTCCCCCGAGTAGAGGATCGCGATCACGCCATTGATCACCGCGTTGGCGGTGCCGCGGTCGACGATCGGCTGCACGTAGCGGGTCTGCGGACGGTATATGTCGAGCACCAGCGCTTTGCCGGAATCGGCGTCCGCCATCGCTGGCGTGACCGCCGGGGTCGCGAAAGCGGCGTAGCCGCTGTTGATCGCGGTGGACGATCCCTGCGCCGAGAGTGAGGTCTTCTGATCAGCGGTCAAGGTGCCAAACAGCGCGACGAACAGCACGCCGTCGTAGCCCTGCATGTCGACGCCCGAGGCGCCGGTATAATTGGCGTCTCCAGCCGCCTGCGCGCCAGCCAGGACCAGGATTGTCACATTTGCCGAAAGCTGCATTTGCTTCCCCCCTTTGGAAACAAAAAGAGACCGGGCCCGTCCCCTCTGGGGCGCCGCAGGCGCGCCACGGGCCCAGTCAGTTGCTATGAAGCGAGAGTCACCCGCGCGAACGCCTCCTCGAACACGGGCATGCCGTCGAGCTCCATGCGCATAATGAAGCCCTCCTGGTTCGATGCGGCGTAGAGCTCGACCAGGCGCTGCACGGTCATGTCGAGCGCGTCGGCGATCCAGTAGCGCGAGAAATCGCCCAGGATGCCGACGTACTGGCCCGCGGTGAAGGTGCTGGGCACGTACTCCGACTCATAGACCGGGATGTTCAGGAGCATGTCGGGAGTTCCGGCTTGGAGGCCGGGCTGCCACATGTAGCGGCCCACGCCGTCTTTGAGCTTGGAGACCATCGAGATCCCGTCGCGGTGAAACAGCCACACCGCCGAGCGCCGATAGGGCGCTTTCAGCGCGTATTTGCAGTCCTGGATTCCGTCCGGAGCGATCTGCGTGGTGGTGTTGACGCTCACGACGTCGCGGTCGGTGGAGATGCCGTTGGCCGAGGCCACGAATACGCCCAGCGGCTCCTGCGATCCGGTGCCGAGCAGGAACGCCTGCTCTTGGGTGATGCCGAACTTGTAGGCGAAGCGGTCGGCGATCAGCGCCTCGAGGTCGATCACGCTGGCGCGGAGCAGCTTCTTGCTTACCTTGATCTGCTTGGCCAGCGGATGGGGAGCGAAGGCGCGCTTGCCGAAGTCCATGGTGGTGTCGGTGGTGCCGGTCGCGAGTTCGGAGGTCCAATCGGCGTCTGCTGGGTTGTCCTCGAGGGTCGGCACGCCCAGGTCCTGGGCCTTGGTCACTACGACTTTGTTCGCGAGTCCGCGGATGTATACGTAGTCATCGATCTTGCGGATCAGCGTCGCCTGGAACTGCTCGGGCGGCACGGTAAAGCCGCCGGCGGGATCGGCGCCCATCAACAGGTCGCGGCGCTCGTCGCTGGTGAGTTCCTGCACGCCATAAGCCAGCTGCTTGAGCCAGGCGCGGTAGGAGGGCGCCGCGCGCAGGTCGCTCTCAAGCTGATCCATGCGCTTGCGCTCGGTTTCGTTCAGGGTCTGGAACTGGCGGCCGCGCGCGTTGAGTCCGGCGGGGCTGTAGCGGTCGCGCGACCATAGCCCGCGATATTCCGCGGTGCGTGCGCGCAGCTCTTCGGCGGTGGCGGGCGCGCTGGTTTCGGTGGTGGCTTGGCGTGCGGCGGCGGCGTTGTCGCGGTCGAGTTCGAGCTGCTCTTCAGCCCGCGTGATGCGCTCCTTGAGCGAGCCGGCGTCTGCGATCGCCTTGTCGTAATTGGTGCGCTCTTCGGCGGTGAGGTCGCGGTTTGCCTTTTCGGCGCTCTCGGAAATGTCACGAGCGGCCTTGACCAGCTTGCCGCGCTCTTCCCTAAGTTCCCTGAGTTCCACGAGGTTCCCCCTTGGTGTTTGTCGGGCTGGGAACTCAGGCAAAACAAAACGGGCGCGAAGCTCCCGGCCCGGATGATTCCGGGTCTGGCAGCTTGCGCGCCCGACGATCGCGTCTGGCGTGTGCCGCACCAGCGGCTTAGCTGGTCACCGATCTCGGTCCGGAGGCCTCGCCGCTTCGGCCCGCCCTATCGGCGGACCCTGTAATCGATCGTAAGCGTGACGCGCGGCGCGGCACGAGTCAAATTACCCGTTGGGTCCGTTCCGCCAGCGCGGCCAATTGGGGAAGTTGCCGCCGCCGCTGAAAAGCAGCAGCAGCACGACGATCAGGACGATCAGCGGCACGCCGCCTCCGAACGCGCCGTAGTGGCTATACCCGTAGTAAGGGCCGAAGCCGCCGAATAGCAGCACCAGCAACACAATCAACAAAAGCATAGGCTCTCCCCCTTTTACGATTTTTCCTCGAACTCTTACTCCAGCGCTTCGAGCTCGGCGCGGCGGCGCAGCGCCGCGGCCCTGGCGGCGCCCTCCGATCGCGGGATAACACCGTCATCCATCAGCCGCCGGCGCCCTTCGGCCACCAGCTGGTCGAGCGCGCGCACGTTGACGTCGGTATCGGGATACGCCGGATAGGTGACCGCCGCGACGTCGCCGTCGTGCAAACTGACCTTTTTGAGCGTGCGCACCAGGGTGCCGTCCTTCTCTTCGTTCCAGTCGTCGTCGAGCACGCGGAATGCGAACGAACACTGCGAGATATCGCCGCGCTCGATCGACGCCATCAGGTCGCGCGCGGCCTGGTTATCGGGCGGCTCGCAATCGAAGTGAAGGCCGGTGGAGTCGACCGCGAGCTTGAGGGTGCCGCTGGTGGTGCGGCCGAACACCTGGTTTGCGTCGTGATTGAAAGTGAATCTCACGTCGGGCGCGCTGGCCAGGGTCTGGTCGAAGGCGTGCGGATCTATCTGCTCGCGGAACGCCATGAAACCGAAACCCAGCGGCAGCGAGCGCGTGCCGAATTTGGCCGCATAGCCAGCCATCATCGGCGGCTGCTGGATGCCCTCGTCGCCGCCGGCGGCGCGCTTGCGAATCACCTGAAGCGATCCGTCGAGCATGCGCCGCTCGAGGCCGCCGGCCGAGCTGCTCTTGAGCTCGGGTACGTCCTTTTTGGCGTCCTTGAGATGGGCCGCCAGATGGGCGTGGACGCCTTTACGATCGGCCTCCGGGATGTTGGCGCCGCCGCGGCCGCCGTTGAGGATCGCGATTCCGCTCGAGCACGCGCGCAGGTTGGCCGCGCCGACTTTGCCGTCGCTGTCGACTTCGTGGTGGATGAACTTGAAGTCGCTCTTCTTGGTGCCGTCGCCATCGGGGTCCTCCCAGGCGAAGGCCGAGCGGTAATAAGCCTGCGTGCCGTCGTTTTTTAGATGCGCCTTGGCGGCCGGGCCGTCCCAGGCAGTATCGACCGTGTCGGTATGATGGACACCGATTGCTCCCATTGTTCCCCCCTTTTGCTTGCGATCAGGTCACTGCGATCCTGCTCTCTCGCGCTTGCGCGCGAGCGCGTCTTCGGTCTCTTCCCGGAAAGGCAGCGCGGCCCGCACGATCGCGGCCACGCGGGTCGTTTCCCAGCTCGCGAGCAGCGCCTCGAAGTCGGCCGCGTTCGCCCGCGCGAACACTGGGATCAGCGATTGGCGCGACGCGCGGATATGCTCCTCGTCGGCCTCGAAATCGGCGTAGAACTTCTCGATCTCGCGCATCAGCTCGCGCGCGTCAGAGTTGGGCCTATGCTTCTTGGCCAGCCGGCGCAGCGCGGTCACTTCCTTGCGCACCAGGCGCTCGGCATTTTGGGTGAGGAGCGCGCGCAGTGTCTTGAGCATCATCGCGCGATCCTCCTCGTCCTCGGGGTCGGCGTCAGGTTTGGCTGGCGGCGTGGGTGGCGGCTGCGGCGCGTTCAACTGGGTTCCGGTGATGTTGGCCGCGATATGATATTCGTCGCCGCCCGGGCGAGGGTTCCGGTTTTCCATCTCGCGGACCTCGTTCGGGCAGAACACGCCGCGATCGAGCGCCGCCGAGTAGGCGGCCCAGCGGCTGGCCATGTCGCCGCGCAACAGCGCGTCGACCAGGAATTCGGCGAAGTAGATCGGCCGCGATTTCGCGCTCAACAGGTCGCGCGAGATCGCACCCTCCCAGCGCCGCAGATGCGGCATCAGGCAGTAGATCACGAACTCGAGCGACTGCTGCTCGATATTGGAGAAGGTCGCGCGATCGAGGTCCGCCAGCATGTGTAACGGCACGCCGAACATCCGCGCGATCTCGCTGACCTGGAACTTGCGCAGCGCGAGAAATTCGGCGTCGCGGTTGGTGATGCCGATTTTCTCAATGCCTAGGCCTTCTTCGAGCAGGGCGATCTTGTGCGCGTTGGGCAGGCCGGCGTTAGCCTCCTGAAAACTCTGTTTCAGCCGCTTCGCGGCCTCGGCGCTGAGGGTCTTGGCATGGGTCAGCACGATCGCCGGAGTGGCATCGTTAGAAAAAAAGCGCGCCTCGAATTCCTCGGCCGCCATGCCCAGCCCGACCGCCTCGCGCATCAGCGCGATCGGCGACAGGCCGGTGATGCCGTCGCTCGAAAACCCGCGCAGATGGAACATCTCTTCGGCGGCGATCAGCCTGCGTGGACCGATGATCGGGCTGAATTCGTACCAGATCGATCCATCGTCGCGTTTGAAGGCGCGGACGCGATCGGGATTGAGTGGAACCAGCTGCGCGACCGACCCGTCGTTGCGGTAGAAGATCTCGCTGTAGGCGTTTCCGCGCAGCAGCAGATGACCAGTCATCATCTCGCGCCACTCGAATGAGGTCTGCCAGCGGTTGGGAACATCGTGCAGAGTCGAGAACAGCGGGGCATCGACCGCGCGCTGCTTGCCGCCGCCGTCGAGGCGGCGATAGAGCACCAGCGGCAGCATCGCGACTCCCTGCGCAATGATCACGACCGCACGATAGACCGGGGCCGTGCGCAGCGCGCTCTCGGGCGTCACCCAGGTGCCAGTCGCGGTCTGGGTGCCGCGGCCCATCAGCTGCACCAGCCACGGATCGCCGTTGGAGAGCGATGTGCGCTGTTCTGCGGGCGGACGCGCCCGCGTCATCACCGAGAGCAGGCCCATTTAACTTCGCAGCTCCGCGATCAGGCCGAGCGCAAAGAAAGCCGCTCCGGGAATCATGTAGCCGAGCGGATGCCAGGCCAGGTGGGCGCCGTAGGACAGCACGGCGAGGCCTCCGAATAGGCTCGCGGAGCCGAGGACCTCCGCCAAGATTCGTTTCATCATCCCGATCCCCTTTTTGGCAACGAGTCGAAATAGTCGACGCGGAAGCCGGCCTTAAGCGCTAACGCCTTGAGCCGGTCGTCGGTCGCGGCATGAGCGGCGCCGTCGCCGATCACCAGCGACAGCGCAGGCTTTCCCAGCACGGCGCCGGCGAGCGGCACGCGAACAATCAGCATCGGCGCGCCTGCTGCAGCAGCCGATAAAGCGTCGACCTGGAGATCCCGAGTAGCTTCGCCGCCGCTCTCTTGTTCCCGCCCGTCACGACCATCGCGTCACGGATGGCTCGGAGAATGGCTCGGAGCTTCGCGGTGGCGATTCCCATGCTGGGTGAGGCCGCCAGGACCGCGGCGACGTCCTCGATGGCGCGGAGTTTCAGTGGAGTTGGTGCGACGACGGATGGTGCGGTGGGCGGCGCGGCCGGTTGCGTCATGTTGGTGCGTCGCGCGCGCGAATTCGGGTCGGGCTCAGGCGGCATCTCCTGGCCACGGTAAGTGCGGAAGATCATCGCGGCAGCTCGACCAGGGGCAAGCCGTTGCCGCGGCCGGACTCGGTGAGTCGGCGCGAGGTTTCGACGACGATCCAACGGAAGCAGGTCGCGCAGACCTGGTGGCGTTCGATCGAGCGAGGTTTAGTCGAGCGCTTGCCGCAGCGTTCGCAGACGTTGCGGTCCACGGGCTGCGGGGCTTGGCTATTGAGCGGGCGGATCAACAAGGCCCGGCGCGATCCTCCGACCCTGCCTCACCGGCCATGCAAATATGCAAAAACGGCGAGGGCTCAGGAACAGCGGGCCGCCGAGCTTTGGCTCAGGCGAGATCACCCATTATGCGCGCGAGACGAAGACTCGCTGGGACATCGGTTCCAGCGCGAAGGCGCGCGGACGGCTCCCGTCGGGGAGCAATCAGCTTTAAGTTGTATGGCTGCGGTTGGGAACGAGTCAAAAAGCGCAGCTTACATATAGCGCGCCGGCCCGCGAGCGCCGCCAGGGGCTGAGGCTTTGGTCGTTTGGTCGCCGTTGCGGCGCGCCTTGATGCCGCCCGGGCGGCCGATTCCTAACGAGGCCCGCAACCGCTCGTTCAGATCCAGCACGGCGGCCGGCGCCTGCACCGGCGCAGCCTTGCCTGGCGACGCGGCCTGACCGGCTTTGCGCTGCTCGACGAATTCCAGGAGCCGCGCGCGCTGCTCGTCGGCGGTCTCGGCAAAAAGGTCGCGACCGTCATCCATCGTGTCGACCAGCTGCGTGGCCAGCGCCAGGGTAGTGCGCACGACGGGGCGCGGCTCGGGGCCCGGCGCGTCGATCGCGTCGCGGACCTCGCCGGCATAGTAGAGCATCGCCAGCGTAAACCGCTGGATTATGGGATTGGTGAGCAGGACGGCGAACCGCCGGCGCCCATACAGCACGAGGCGCACCAGACCGATTTTCTTGCGCTTGGTCACCGCCGCAAACATGGTTCGGTAGGCATCGCGCGAGGCCTTCGAATCGACGCCGACGTAGTAGGTGCTGCCATCCAACCGGATCGGCTCCATTAGCGCTGCTGGCCGAAGGGTCACCACCTCGAAGACGCCGTCTGCCTCGGGTTCCATCGCGTCGAGCTCGGCGCTCGTAAAGACCGTGGTCTCTTCGCCGTTCGGGAGGCCATGCGCGCAGTCGACCTTGCGATCGAGCACGCGCTGGCATTGCGCGCACCACAGCTGCTGGCTTACCTGCGCGAGACACTCGGCATGGATGAGCTTGAAGCTCAGCCGCTCCTCTTTGGCGGCCAGATAGAGCTTGACCGGGACGGCGACCTCCCGGAACTTCAGGGTTCCGACTGCTACGGCGCGAAGACTCATGGCTCATTTCCTCCCATCGACCGACGAAAGCATTTCGCGGGCCGTCTGCCTGGCGTAGGACTCCGACAACTCGGCCAGCCGATCCGCGAGTCGCTTGGCTCCGCCGGCGGCGGCCGATTGGAGGTCGGCCTCGAGCGCGGCGAGCAGCTGGCGTCCCTGCCCGAGCGGCAGCGGTGCCAGCTCGAATCCGAACTGCAGCAGCGTTTTGCGATAGAGGGCGAGCAGCGGATCGAACAGCCGATCGCAGAACTTGCTATGGCTTTCGGCACTGCTCCGGAGCGCGGCCATCACCGCCGCGGGTTCGGCGACCGCGGCGAGCCTGGCCAGCGGGCGTAGGACCGCGCGGGCCGCCCGGTCAGCGGCGAGCTCGAACACCTCGGTAAAGTGGTCGCGCGACTCGCGCGCCACCGCGGCCTCGCCCGCGCGCCTGAGCGCGCAGTGCGCGGCCAGCCCGCACGACAAAGGTTCTTGCGGCGCGCTGCGCGAGATCGAGCTATGCCGCAGGGCCTGCAGCATGCGCATTAGCATCACAGCACCGTCAGTCCGCGCGTTTCGTAGACGCTCGCACCGCTTCCCATGCCAACCATAGCCCGCGAGAGTGCGATAATCACCGCCACCACGCCATCGACGCGCTCGCTCGAGGCCTTCTTGTCGGGCTTGATATTGCCGTTCGAATCGGTGTGGACCGCGATGTTCGACGCGTTCCATCGCAGCACCGGATTGCCGCCGTGGCGCAGCTCCCGCTTCAGTACCTGCGAGCTCAGCAGTTTCATAGGCTCGCTCAGGGTCTGCGTTCCCTGCCTGACTTCGACCATCGTGAAGCCGTCCTGCTCGCCGAGCTCGGTGGCGATCTGCGTGGCGTTCCACGGATCGAAGCCGATTTCCTGAATCGAATACTGGCCGGCGAGCTCGCGCAGGCGCTTACGGATGTAGCTATAGTCGGTGACCTCGCCCGGCGTGGCCTCGATCAGGCCGTCTCTGATCCAGTTGAGGTAGGGCACGCGATCGCGCTGGGCGCGCTCGCGGGCGCCGTCCTCTGGCACCCAATACCAGAGCAGCACGTCCCAGCGGGCTGGGGCCGGTTCCTGTTTTTCGACCTCAGATGAGGGCGCAAAAGAGGAACAAGCTCCCGCGCTAACCTGTTCCTCGTCGGGAACATCCTCGCTAGGGATCGAGTTGCCAGGATCATCCCCGGCCGGTAGATCCTTTGGCGGGAACACCAGGGCGAGCGCGGTCAAGTCGGTCCTCGAGGCCAGGTCGAGGCCGGCCCAGCAGGGTCGGCCGCGCAGCTCCTCGAGCGGAATCGGGTCGGCGCACTGGTCCCATCGGTCCATGGGCAGCCAGCGCGTGACCTGCTCGGTCCAGAGGTTCAAATACAAGCGCTTGAAATTGTTTTCCGCGGCCGCGTTGGAGATCGCGAACTGGCACCGCTCGCGCAGGAAATCGGGTTTGACGCTGACTCCATAATTGGGATTGGCCGCGGCCCAGGTTTCCTCGCGCTTCCAGTATTCCGGATCTTTGCGATCTTCGGCCTCGTCGGCCGCGTAGATCACCACCAGCAGATTCGGATTCTCGATGATGCCGTCCCTCACCTTGAGCGCGTGGTCGTGCAGCTCCCAGCAGATCGAGTGTCGGTCGACGCCGGCGGTGGTGGCGGCAACGATTAGCGGCTGGCGTCGCGCGCCGCTGCCGCTGGTGAGCACATCCCACAGCTCGCGATTTGGCTGGGTGTGGACCTCGTCGAACAGGATGCCGTGCGGATTGAAACCGTGCTTGGTCTCGGGAGCGCTGGACACGGTCTGGTAGAAGGAGCCGCTCGCCGCCACCACGATCGAGCGCTTATACACCTGGGACCGCCGGCTGAGGGAGTCCGATTGCTGCACCATAGCCTTGGCGCAGCCGTGGATGATCCCGGCCTGAGGCTCGTCCGCGGCCGCGGAATAGATCTCGGCGGCGGGCTCGTTGTCGCAGAACAGTAGGTAGAGCCCGATCCCGGCGACCAGGGTCGACTTGCCGTTCTTGCGCGGCACCTCGATCCATACAATCCGGTAGCGGCGGGTGCCGTCCGGGCGTTTCCACCCGAACAGCGGACGCACGATCTCGTCGCGCTGCCACGGCTCGAGCACGAAGTGCTCGCCGGCCCATTCGCCCACCGCGTGGCGAAGAATGGTCGAGAAGAACTGCTCCGCGCGGTCGGCGGCGGCCTCGTCGAAGATGAAGTCGCTTGTCGCCATGTCAATTACGAGGCGACAGTCGGACTCGACAATGCTTGCTCATGCGCCGAACTGGAAGCTGGGCTGCCCGACTCTACTGGCGGTAGACTTTCGAGGATCGATCCTCGTGTAGGGCGCCTTAAGAAATTCGACAAGGCGCTGGAGAAGGTGGTGCGATCGGCAAAATGAAATCATCTGCGCAATAGAGCGTCGATCCCGGTCAGCATTCACCCCTTTATACGCAAGAAAAATGCCTCTTCGGGGTCGTTGCTGGCCGCCGGCGCTCCCTGGATACGCGATCGCGAGCTCGGCGACATCCCGAATTCGGTGGCGATCTTGACCATCCGATCGAACGCGTGGTCGACCAAAGTCGCGTAGGGCGATTTGACCGGCCCCCTGTCGGAGCGGCCCGCTTTGACCAGAAGTCCGTGCTTCTGCAGCCCGCGGCTGGCGACGACCCAGCGCGCGTAAGCGTCGCAATACAGCGCCAGCAGCGCCCCGTCGATGTCGGTGAGCAGGCCGAGCTTCGACAGCTGGCGACTCACGCGGTGGTACTCGCGAGTCGCCTCAAGCGCGAGCTGCTGGCCCTCCTGTGCGAGTTCGCGGCCGCGCTTGCTGAAATGCCTCGGGGGCCGCGGCACTGTGGCCGCCGGCTTGGCCTCGGCCTGGTTAACCGGCCGCTTGCCGCGATTTCCTTCGATGACCCGCAGCCGGGTCGGCTTGGGCCTGCGCCCTTTCATCCTTGTCCCCCCCCTTTTGTTGTAAGGGACTTACAGGACAGACTCCAACGCCTGCTGTTGCTCCCTCTTCTCCCCCCGCTCCCCTTGGTCCTCGGCAGACGCTAAATACCGAACAGAAAGGGCTGAATCCCCGCGACACGGTGAACACATCGCAGCACGCGGCGCGGCAGACGTTGAATAAACTCCAAAAGGGGGGCTGAACGATTGTGAAAGGACGCTCCATATCAGCGTGACCGCCAAAAGCATACCCGCCACCGCTACACAAAATTGAGCCAGAATCATTTGATCAGCCTTGCGATTGGCAATCCGATGGTTGTCTTGGAGCACCTGATGCATCGCGCCGATATAGAACCGCTTGAGCGGGTCCGGTCCAGCTACAATCTGCTCTTGCGGTAGCCAAGTAGCCTCACTTAGTGCGCTCCAATTTTGCGCGCCCCGGAGTGCCAATCCGGCGCATACGCATGCCGCGCCCGCGAAAATGCCCGCGACCGCTATTGCGATTGACTCCACACAGAAGTGCATCCCGCTTGGGCCACGTATCAGTAAAAACGCCAATATCGCGCTACTATAGCCAACGAGAGTGGTGGCTTTGGAATCTATCAGCGCAACACGATCATCGTTTGTTGCGAGCAAGACTCTTCCAAACTCAAACAATTCGTTTGTCACTTCCTCCGAAGAATACTTTTGGAGTAAGTCATCAACATCCGCGCCACGCATCTCTATAGTCTTGGTCGAACCTAAAATCAGTTGTCGTATTAGTTGCTTGATTTTAGCCAAACGCTCCACCGTTAAAGCCCCCACCCCCAAAGGAAATTAAGAAGGGCGGATAGTTCCTTACCCATACCCAAGCGCCAAGTCTCAACAAGAAGTGGCAGCGCTAACAGGGTTGCTCCCACAACTACGAAGCGTTCTGTCCGAACAAGACTTTCTGCCTTTTGTTTGTTTTTGGTGCGATATGACACGACGAGCCGGTACATCCCGATAAGGTAATAACGTCGCAATTGGTCGGGATATTGAAAGTACTCGTTGGCAAACCAAAGGTTTTTTTCATCGAGTCCTTGGACAGTTTGAATTCGTACCGCCATTATTGCGGACCATGCTGCAACAAGCAGGATGATGAGTCCAAAAAATAGACAGACCGATCCGAGCGGCCAATCGTTAACCAAATCTTTCCAACTCGAAAAAGTCGATATGACCACAACGATCATCGCTCCGGCAATACTGGCAAACGCGCCGGCTTTCGTGTCAAGCCAATTAAACGAGTCAAGCGCATCGCGCACCAAGTCCTTCCCGAAATCATAGAGTTCTATGGTGACTTCAGGATCTTCATATTCTGTCAGTCGTTGGATGATCTCGTTCTCACCCGGCACGATTTCGTTCGCTTCGGATCGATCCACAAATTCCCCCTTGTCCCAAAATCGCGAATTTCGCGGTCACGCGCGCGTGGCCCGCACGCGGTCAACGCGCGCTCATTCCCAGAGATTTTCCCCCCTCCCCCCCTCCGAGGCAAAGCGCGCTGGCGCGCGGGTAGTGTCCTAACTTGAATTTCCGACGATCTGCTCAACTTTCTGCGGGCGTTTATTGCACATCTCCAAATAGATTCGCGCCGCTTCGGGAATGGTTTTACCAAGGAACGTTCCTGAATGAATTTCACGTCCGCTAGGGCCACCACCACCATCCGGCGACAGGCCCGCCCGCTTCCGAAGCCCAGAGATCAGCAGGTCGATTTCCGCTCGCTGCGCTTCGAGATCCGCGATTACCGCATCGTATTCGTTACCCATGTTAATTGCCTCTTTGTCTTCGTTCCTCTACAATCCGGCGCCCGCGTATCGCGGCAGTTTGCGGCGCCACAGTTCATGCCGTCCCGCAATCGCGCGCGCGCGACCGGCTTGTTGCGGACGCGCTTCATGCCAGTTCCGCGCGGGCTTGAGCGATCGCCAGGTTGAGCTGCGCCATCTGCAGCGAATCTCCGCCGGCGACGTCCGGATGCGCGATCCGCGCGATCTCGCGATACTTCGCCTCGGCCCGCTCGCGAGTGATCCGATCGTCTTCCTTGAAGCCGAGTACTCGCCGCCACGGGATCGTGCTCTCGCTGAAGTCCTCGAGCGCTTGGTAGCCGCGGAAGGCCTGCGCCAATGTGCCGACGCCGTAATTCTCGATCGAGCGCGTCGAGCGGATGTGCGCGGCCAGCGCCGCAATGTTATCCGCCACGCGCTCCCATCGATCGCACGCGAGCACCGTGCGCTTGCCTGCCAGGGAAAACCAGACCGCGGCTCCCGGATCGTCCGGCTCCTTTTGTCCGCCGCGTGGCAGGCCGTTTAGCCGAGTTTCGAGGTTCGTCGAGAGCACCGGATGCTGCGCGCCGAGCAGGGTGAGCTGCTGCTCCAGCCGTTCTATCGCGATCGGGACGCTGACCTGCTTGTCGCGCTGCGCCGTAACCGCGCGATTGACCATTTGGCCGCCTTCGACGCGGCATTCGGTACGCTCGTAGCGCTCGCCGACCGTGAACGGCGCCACCGCGATCCGCGCCGAGGGCTTGGTGCGCGGCTTCTGTTGCGGCCAATAAAGCGGCCATGCGGTCTCGGACATCTAAGCGCCTCCCATCGTCTTGCGGCTGTGGCAGGGCTTGCACAGTCCCTGAAGATTCGAATCGGAATCGCTGCCGCCGGCGCGCCTGGGCACGATGTGGTCAACCTCTGCGGTCGGAACTAAAGGGCCGGTCTCGTCGATGTACCATTGCGCCGAACAGCTGCGGCAGAACGGGTCGCGTACGAGGATGAGCGATCGCAGCTCACGCCAGCGGCTGCCATAGCCGCGCTCGGCGGAATTGCCGCGCCGAGCGTCGACCGACTCAGATCGCTGGTGCGCCGGGCAATACGCGCCCCGGCCCACCAGCTCGCGACATCCTTGCGCCGCGCAACCGTGTGGCGCTCTAAGCGGCACTGGCCTCGGGCGACGCTGCTGCCTTCGGCTTGGTCTGCCGCTTCGGTTTCGCCGCCGGTTTTTTGACGGGCTTGGATTTTTTCTTCGACGGTTTCGTCGACGACTTCATTGGGACCTCCTTCTCCGCAACGCGGAATATAGCTTCAGCACCAGCTGGTGCTAGGAGCTCGATACCTCGATCATGACTCCGGCGCGCTTCCGTCCGCGGCTGGCGACCACGCCGGGCAGCCATTTGCCCCGATGCTCGATCCATACACGTGTGCCTTCCGGCGTCGTCCACCAGGTAAACCGAAAAGGATCGTCGAGATCGGGTCCATCGGTCGCGATGTCGCGCGCCTGCGCGGCCTGCAACGCCGTCACGGCGGGATCGCGCTCATCTTCCTGTGTCAGGACCTGTGCACGCCTGCTCATGATGGGCTCCACTGGCCGCCGCGAAAGATGTGGATCACGGTAACCCAAGACCTCGCAGGACCCTCGACCTGTAAGTGTCTCATCGCTGGGCTCCTTCCGCCGAGAGCACGAGCAGCACGCGGCCGTCAGGCTCGACGACGTCGTAAGCCAGCCCCGCGACGACCAATTCCGCCAGCGCGCGCCAGGCGCAATTTTCGTCCCCGTGATAATTGAGCTCGCAACAGCCATGCACTTGCAGCTTCGTCAAGGCCGCGGCTTTGATCGCGCACACCAGGCAATAGGGATGGCACGGATGGCCGATCGGCAGGCGGTGTCCGGAGCGCGGTCCGAAGAAGCCGCGGCCGCACATTTCCGAGACCAAGGGGGTAGCCATCTAACGCGCTCCCGCCGGCAGTTGCGCCGCGATCGCATCGGCGCCCTCCTGCAGCATGGGACGCACAACAGCCTGGCTGAGGTAGGTCATCGCCGCGGCGAACACCACCAGGCAAAAAATCATGGTCTTGATCACGTCCATCGTCGTCTGCCTCCTGAGTGTTTTGCGGGGGAGCGAGTCGAACCCGCTGTCTCCTGGCTATGAGCCAGGCGAAGTGGCGAATTACCGTCTGTCTCCCCCGCGCGTTT